CAAAATAGGTAAGTTGTCAAAAGTAACCTCTGTTGCCTCTGGATAGATGTAAACATTATTATATCTATCACCAACTAGTTCAGTAACAGAATTAACTTCGTTTGTATTCTTAAAATATGTGTCATGATTACCAACCATAACGTGTAGTTCTATACCAAGGTCAACAAACGGTTGTATAAATTTTTCACGAACATCTTTAGCTATTCTATATGAGATATACTTACGCCTATCCATAATATCACCCATATGAATACAGTGTGTGATATTGTTTTCTTTTAGGTATGGAAAGAACTGTTCTTCGTAGAATTTGTAAAAATATTCGTTGAAATTTAAATTGTCGTTTCTTGCACCAAAGTGTGTGTCAGTAATAATTGCTATTTTCAATCGTCTAATTCCATAAAGTTTTCTAATCCTTTTGCATTATCTTTAGTAACTTCTTTCTTTTTAGGTTTATATACAGCCTCATCAGGCACCATAACATTGATATCAAAACCACTTACTGAATAGTTTGTACTGTCTCCTGGCATAGTTACATAAGGAACAAATTCTTGTTTTTCAATCATTCTGTGTTTGACATGACTTTGTTTTTTTTCTTTTTGTATTCTACGAATAAAGGCATAATAAATTATTTGTGTAAAATATGAGAAAGGATTTTTAGATTTTTCGGGATCAAAGTTGTGAATGTATTGCAGACAGTTTTCAATACCATCTGAAATCATTTCTTGTCTGTATGTGTAATTAATAAAGTTTGGTCTATATGATAAACCATTTGCGATCTTTAGAAAACATGAACCAATATAGTTTGATACCATCGGTGGCTCTTCGCCTATTTCTTCTGCCTCTCGTTGTTTTTCTTTATACTCAACCATTGCTTCATGGAATTTTTTGTTATCAACGTAGTGGACACCTTTTGCTTTTGTACGAGCCATAGTGTTTCCTTTCATAATTTGTTCTTACTAATATACTACAAAAACAAGAAGTTGTCAAGATTGAAATAATATTATTTACTCATTGACAAACGATAAAAATCGTGTATAATAGGTCTTGTACCTTTTTCAGATAATACACTAGTGAAAGGTTTTATCATCTACTTCAAAGTTTTCTAGTATAGCTTCTAAATCTTCTTCGGCAACAAGATTTTCTTGTTCATCTCTATCTTCCATTTCAATTCGATCTAGGTCTTCGTCACTAGGACTTTTTGTTTTTAAAACAACATCTAAGTTTTTTAAGATGTGTTCGTAATATCTGGATAACCCTGCACTTGCTGGTGTCATAATTACGATAGAATTTTTTTCAATAAGAAACACTTCCTCATCTGAATAAGGTTGCACCCATCTGCCCAAAGCAAGAGATTCTACAACACCTGTTGCAGTAGGTCTTGAAACAGTCTCCATAAGCAAGGGGGACTCTATTTTAATTTGAGTTTCTTGTTTATCTAAAACTGTACAAAGAATATCTTCTCCATTAGAAAGCTTTACTATATGGTAGTTCATAAAGTTATCCTATCTACTTTGTATTGAAATTGTTCTTCCTTGTATATATTTAGTCGTTGTCTAAAGTGTCTGTATGTGAAGTTTGGTCTAGATTTGTATGTGATGTTGTCAGAAATGTCAAACAGACGAACACTTGATTTAGTCTCTGACTGTCTAAGTCCACGGCCAATAGACTGCAAGACTCTGATTCTGCTTTTTGAAGGTGAGGCGAACACGATGTTATGAATATTGCGAATGTTAACACCAGTAGAAAAAGTGCCATAGGATGCAATAATAATGGCGTTTGTTTCTTTTTCTGCGATTGCTCTGATTTCTTCTCTTGTACTTGTTGTTGTTCCACCATGTACAAAAAACACCTTTCTGTCTAACTTTTTAATTTCGTTGTGTAGTACAACCCCATGTTTTTCTACTAATTGAAAAAGTAATAGTGTATTTCCTTTTACAGATTTACAGAGGTTTTCTAAAAATTTATTGCGTTTGGGGTGTGATACAATGTAATTTATTTCCTCTGCATATGTGTAGTATCGTACTCTTTTAGCTTCTTCCTCTGTGTGTTTTAATACTACACAATTAATATCAAGCTGTGCAACAGTTTTATTATCCATCAATTCTTTTGTGGACGTAACTTTTTTCACTTGACCAAACAAACCCTCTAGTACTAATCTGTGAGTTTGTGTACCATCAAGTGTACCTGTCAAACCGAATCTATATTTTACATCTCTACTACGAACCATAATATCAGTGAGTGATTTTGCTTTGAACGTATGAGCCTCATCACCGATAACACAACCAAACTGCGAAAAGTATTGACTATGCATTTTGTAAACAGATTGCCAAGTAGAAATAATTACTGGTTTAGTTTTGTGTGTTTTATCCTGACCAGCATAAACTCTGTGAATGTATTCTTCTTTCCATCCATAGTCAATAAAGTCAGAGGTCATCTGTTCAACCAAAGATGTTGTTGGTACGAGGATAAGTGTTTTCAATCCCATTAGGTGATAATACCTAACAAGTGTGTAGATTATAAGTGACTTACCCGAAGCAGTAGGAGACAAAAGAAGACAGCGATTTGTTGATAGAGCATGATGGATGGCATCAATTTGATAGTCTCTAAATGCAATAGGTTTCCCTTTAGAGGTTGGCCGTAATGATTCGGCAAAGTCTCTAACGCTCTTACTACTAACATTCCTGTCATTCTCTACTCCTTCTTCTAATATATATTCAATTGATTTTTTAGTGCAGTACTCTTTTATATATGGTAAAAGACCAACATAAATTCTACCATTGTGCGGAGAAAATAATCGTATTTTTCCATCCCACATACGATTACGATACTGAGGCATGAACTTTGCTCCAGGCACCTCAAATGTAAAATAGTCTGATAACTCTCTTGCCAAGTCTTCATCTACATCACACTGAAGATAGACTTCATTTACTTTAGATATTAACATCTTGCAAACTATTTGATTCTCCATACTTACCTCTAATAATAAAATTCCAAGATACACTTATTCTTTCAGAACCAGTTGGAGGCACCCAATGTGTCAACCAAGAAGGAAAGATAATACCAACTCCAGTATTGCAAGGTATTGCAACAATATCAGAGTTGAGTGTATTATCTTTATGTTTATCTGGCCGCATTACATGAGCTTGCGGTCTTGGATCAAAAAATTGTATGGGTGATGATAACTCATCAGACTTTACATAAAATACACCAGAGAACAGATGATTTGAGTGTGTATGTGGTGCGTGTGCGTTTCCTTTAGGTAATGCGTTACCCCACATTCCTGTCATCTCTAATGAATTACACTTAAACTCCATCTTCTTCACGACCTCTTGAGTTGCTTCATTGATGGTATTTTTTAAACTTTCAAACTCTGGTATTTTATGAAGATTATTTTTAGTGTGTTTTGATAAACCACTAACATCTGTAGTTTCTTTGTTTCTTGTTCCGTTTATATAATCAATCATAATCTGTTGTTCTTCTTGTTTCATCTTATGATCAAATATGTGTAATGCTGTCGGAAACATTAAATGTGTATTGATTTCCATTACATTAACCAACAAGTGATGCTGTATCTAGTACCTTCTGTAACTTTTAAAACTTCGTGTGGGAACATAAAGTTTGACGGAAATACAATTGCAGACCCAGCTTTTGTTACAAACTTTCTACCAGAAATTACAATTTCACCACCTTTGTAATCATCGTTTAAAAATAGTAGAACAGTAACTTGTGGATATCCCCACTGTTGACCATGACTATGATGAATATTGTCAACGTGGTTTGACATAAATCCACCTTCACTGTATTTACTAATACGAAAGTCTGTCAAATGTTGAACATTAAAGTATGGAAATTGTTCTTTGTATTTGTCTATTGCTAATCGGTAACATGGTTTTATTTGAGCATGATATGGTTTACCACTTCTTATCCAGAAATCTTCACTTACGACTCTATCCTGTTTAACAACTTTACCACTGTCGTGTGTAGAGTATGTAGAATTATCATATTTAAACTTTGCATTTTTAACATCATCACATATTTGTGGTGCAACGATGTTTTCAAAATACTTTATATAATCAGTGACCCAATATTCTCTTTCTTGTGTCATTTGTAAAAATCCAATCTATCTGAATTTGCATCGCTTCTGTATGTTTTAAAAACTACACAAGTTCTTAACTCATAACATTGTCTTGAAACTGGCATGGCTTGGTGATTTAGTTTTGCATCAAAAACAAATAAACGATTTCCAATATAGTTTACATATTTTTCTATTTCATTTTCTTGTTCATTCCATATAGCAGTACCACCCATCCACTCTGGTTTCCAATCAAGTCTTGGATAATATATCATTGTAAAATCACCATCATCAGTATGTAAATGTGGTTCTATACCATGTGTGTGTGCATTACAATAAATTCGTTTGAAACTTTTAACTTTATATCTATTTTCAAAATCATATTTTTTCTTTGCTGTTAACCATATTGGTGCAAGAAAACCGTATTCTGGTTCAATTAATTCTTTACCGCAAAATATGTGCCAGTGTTTATTAATTCCTGTCTTGCCGTTAGATTTGTGTTCATATCCCCACATAAGAGTACTCATTTTTTCTTGAATATCTTCTGCATCATTTTGTTCTAATACATTATCGTAAATATCACATATCATCAGTATGTCACTCCTGCTTCAAATTTTTTCCATTCTATTGCGTTCTTAATATCCCATCCACGATTATCAACTGATTTGATAACTCCTTTGATATAATCTACAACCACTTCTAGGTAACCAACCTTGTTCTCTGCATTGATAATATCCTCATCAGAGGTAATATAAACAGATAGGTCTGTCTTTAAAACTTTAAGGTCAAATGGTTTGGATGCGTAGATTTTTGCATCAGCCTTACCACCATAGTATTCCCACTTCTCACGATACAAACGCTTGTAGTCACCTTTTGCTTTAAACAAAAGAAGTTCGTATCTAGATTTGTGGTCTAGGTATGTGGCTTTGATTTCTTGATTTTTTAATGATTCGGTGTCTAAGTGTTCATCATCTATCTTCAAGTCTCTTTGGACTTGAATTTTCAATTCGTCAAGGTTCATTATTACTCCATATTATGTATCAAGTGTATGCATAGTATATATCTTGTATCTAAAGTCTATTGTTGCGGTTAGGTATTGTACATCTTCAGCTGATTGACTAAAATTTAATGAACTTAGTGAAACAGGAAACAAATCTTCAAATCTTACTTCTAATACAGGATTATTTTTATTTGTTAAAACTGTTAATGTTGCATCAGAATAAAACGATCTATCAGCCGTAGGCTTTCCTACTTTACCGATATCAGTATTTCCTCCAGCGCCTGCGGTTGGAGTATTTGATGTATTAGAACGAAAGTCTGTAAACTGTTCACGTTCTTTAGGAAAACCAATTCCTATTAACCAGTTATGACATGAGATATAATTTTCAAGGTTTTCATCAACAATAAAAGTTACAATTAGATTACCAAAAGTAACTTGATCTCCAACAATAGGTATCTGTTTAAAAGGTGTAGGTAAAACTAATTCACCTAAAGTTACATCAGGAATGTTAGCTTCTGTAGTGAAGAACTCAACCTTTGGTAGTTGATGGATACCAAATTTAAACTGTGTTGGACTCAAATAATCCAGAACAGTTGGTTGTCTTCCTAATGGTGATGTTTCTGTTGTCATACCAGTATTTATAACGAAAAAAACAACCTGTTCCACTTATGGTAGGAGTTATGTGCTAAACAACCTGTTCCACTTATGCCAGAATATAACCTTAGAACGAAAGTGAGGAATCAATGATACAGTGGTTTAAGATCACCATCAAGATTGCTACTCAGTAGATAAATAAAAAAAAGGGGGGAACAAATCCCCCCTTCTTTCTTTTAGTATTAGTCTTACATAAGGTTAGTAACTTTAACTTTTCTGTAATACTTGTTAGATGCAGATGAGATTGAAATCGCACCGTCAGTAGATGCACCAACTGTTCCAGTATGGAATGGGTTAGCAGCAATACCGTAACGAGTTTTGAAACCAATCTTAGGTTGGAATGTATTCTCACCAACCGCACGAACCATTTGTAGTGGAACGTATGGGCAGTAGAACATACCAGCATCATAAGGTGATGTACCTTTATAACCAACAACGTAGTACTGTGATGCGGCTACGTTTGCAGCATATGGGTCAACATACACTTTGTAACGACCATTCATAACACCAGCAAATGTTGTTGAAGTATCGTCAACATTCAAGTTGTTGTTAAGAGCAGGAGTGTAATCAAGAACACCTGCCATCTGAAGTGCAGAAGCAACATCAGCTGAACAGAGGATCATGTTACCTTTACCACGGCGAGTCTGTTGACCGATAGCGTTGGCATCTCTCTCAATTGCGAACATCAAACCTTTGAACTTCTCAACTGACCAACGACCGTTTGAGTCGGTGTCCAGATCAAAGATACCAGCAGTTGTTGTGTTTACTTGAGCACCTTTAACAGCAGAAACGTAGATGTTACGCACAACCTCACGGTTGATTTCAGCAAGGATTTCAGCAGACAAGATGTTTGCAAGTTCTGTTTCTGCGTCAAGACCATGAATTGCTTTAAGGTCTTGTGCAAGTTCCATTGTGTACTCTGCTTTTAGAGCACGTGTTGTTGCAGTCACAGTGTGCTTTTCGATTGAGAAAGCCATTTCTGCGAAAGCATTAGTAGTTGTATCTCCAAGTGCCTCACCTTGTGCAAGAGATGCACCAGTGTCGGTAGTATATGTACCAGCAGATGGTGAGTCGTTAAGGACAGCAGGGTTAGTACCTGACTTATCACCACCACCAGTGTCGCCACCGGCATCTTGGTTTGACAATGATGGGATTTGCTCATCAGCAAGTGCTTCTGCACCAGCCTGTGACGCAGCACGAGCCCGCATTGCAAAGATAAGACCTGTTGGGCCAGTCATTGGCTGAACACCACAGATGTCATATGCAATAAGATTAGGCATAGAACGGCGAACCAATGAGATCAAAATTGGATCCCAGTTGTCAACACTTCCACCAGTTGCGTTAGTTGGAGCAGCTTCTCCTAAGAAGTTTCTGTCTTCACGGAGGGCTTTCTCTTGGTTTTCTAGAATAACTGTAGTAACTGCCCGGCGATAATTGTCCTTGATCTCTGGAAGATCAGGGTGCTGTAGGACAGGTGACCACTTTTCCTGTAGATGTTCTGTTTGAAACATTTGTTTCTCCTTTTTAATTTCTACTATTTATAAATTGTTTATTTTGCACTCTTGGCAGTTCTACCAATGGCGGACATATATGCAGCCATTGAATCGGAAGTGTCAATGTCCTGTGCGTGACCAGTTTCTACATCATCAAATGTATCTTCTTCAGTCAATGTTGTTGGAATTACTGCTGGAAAATAACTTTCCTTCAGAGTTTCCAACTTTTCCCGATATGATGCGGCATTAGAAAAGTCCACATCTTCGACAAGACCTTTGAATTTTTCAACTTCAGTATCGGCAAGGTCTGAAGAGACTTCTGACATTACCTGTTCCTTAACTAGTTCAGCATTTTCAGATTTTGATTGGATTTGCTCTTCCATCATTTCGTTAATTCTGCCTTCTAGTTCTGAAATTTTCTCAGATTGTGCTTCAAGCACATCGTATTTTTCATCTGGAACATCAACATAGTGGTCTTCAAACAATTGTTTCAAACCTGAGATAAAGTCTTCAGCGATTTCGCCTTTCAAGCCTCTTTCGATAGCCAACTCATTCTCTTTCATCCATTCTTCAACAACATAGTTAAGATAAGTGTCAACCTTTTCAGTCAATTCATCTTTAGTTGCGGTAATATTTTCTTCCAGTTCTGTTTTGTACTCGTCTTCCATACGTTCTACTTCTGAACGTACTTTTGATTTAACTGCGGCCTCAAAGATTGTTGCGGCTTTAGATTTAAATTCTTCGGAGAGGTCACCCTCACCATCGACCAATGCATTAACGTGTTCAGAAACATCAATAGACTTCAGACGATTTTCGACAGCTTCAGATTTTGCTTTGTCTTTTTTCTCTTTGCCATGAGCCATTTCATCGGTCTTGTCCATGCCCATCGCCGCCTCGTATGCAGCTGCGAGTTTTTCGCCAGACATCTTCTTCATCGCATTGATCATGTCATCTTTTGACATTTTTTCGTCTTCATCATCATCTGCATCATCGTCATCGTCATGCTCTGCTTCTTTCATGGTAGTTTTGATACCAGTTTCAGCAGCACCACCTGTTTTAGCAGGTGCAGATGTGTCTTTCTTTACTTTTTTCGCAGGGTCAATTTTGCCTGCCTGGTTTGCGTCCTTGGTTGGTGTTGGGCCACCAATGTCACCCTCGACATCCGTAGCACCATCTGAGTCTACTTTGTCCATAGGGTCTGCTTTACCAGCTGATTTCTTAGGAGCATCGTGTGCGGCCTCTTCAAGCTCACTAAGCACTTCTGCCTCTAATTCCTCAATGGTTTGATCTAGTTCATTAGCCATGGGGATTACTCCTTTTTGTAATATTACGTTTATTTATAAAACTATAGTTTTTGAAGAAACTTTGCGAACTCCAAAGCGTGTGCTTTTGAATTATTCTGTCGCACGTTTTCTTCAATGTTTTCTTTCATTTCTGCAACATCCGCTTCTTGTATTAAGCCGTTGTTCCAGACCCACTCTTTACCTTCCATAATACCCTCAACAAATGCGTTGGGGGCACTAGGGTCTGCTACAATATCAGCAGCAGTTGCAAGGTAAAAGTCATTTCTCACCACGTTAGCACCATTCTTCTGGTCTAAACTACCCATGCCTCTAGATGATACACCTAACTTTGCGCCATCATCCATCAAAGATTTAACAATCTGACCCATAGGGGTGGAAAGTATCTTTGCTTCTCCAATAAAATTCTTACCATCTGGTGTCAACGATGTAATCATATGAGATGCTCTCTCAAGATTCACTGTTGGGCCATCGGGATGACCTAGTTCACCAAATGCACGTTTTTCGTTAATATATTGTTTATTATAACGATTAACCTCTTTTGAAAGTATTTCCATAGGATATATACGACCATTACGGTTCTTGATATCGGCCTGCATGAAAATACCTTTAATCTTATAATTTTTCTTACCATTTTCTGATTCTTCGATAAGATAATCAGTATCATATTCAATATTTTCTGATATTAGTTTTAAATGTGTAATAGTCATTATCCTATCCTTTATGCAGTATATGCTTCATCTTTTCTAAATTCTAGAATTACAAAACCAGACGTTCCTCTTGTCTGTGCAGTAATATCAGAAGATGTTGCAGTTGTATTTGTTGCAGCTGCTTTGATTGCACCAGCAGAACCGTCATAATGTCCAGTACCAGCAAGATGTAATGCAACAACATCAGATGATGCACCTACAAATTCTACAATACAATCACCAGTATTAGCAGCAGCAGTACCTTGAGTTAATGCCCACCATGCTCTTAACAGGTCTAACTTTGCACCATTTGCAAATCCAGATAAATCTTGTGCATCCTCATCTGCATTTACAATTAAATTAGTTGCAGTATCATTATCAAAGACAGCCTTTACTGTTACAATTCCACCTTGTTTAGCAGCAGTAACCGTGGTATCCTTCAATATTGTTGTTACAAATGACATTATCTAACTCCTTAAATTGATAGCATTTCTTTTTCAAAATATCCCATAAGTTGTCTCTCTGGCACCTTAAATTTTTTAGATATTTGATTAATAGTTTTCTCAAAAGTATTTAGGAAATCTGAGGGTTTCGCATCCATTTTTGCAAAAATTTCGTCAACAGCATCCTTCATCTTAGGAGATAATTTCTTATACTCCTTAGATTTTTTGTGTTCGTCCTTCTCTGGTAGAGAAGTATATAACTCGTTAAACTGTATCATCTTCCTCTACTTCATCTTCCTCTATTTCTGGAATGTGATTTTTTACGAAAGAACCAGCAACTTCTTTTCGTTTTGTTTCTAAAGCATCTCCAACTTTTGATGCCATTGCACTTTTAAATGCATCTTCAGCATCTATATTACTTTGATTTTGTAATGCGTCTACAAAATTTTCTGCGGTCATGTTTCTTCTCCATTATTTGTTTTAGTAAAACCTTCTTCTGGTTCATCAAATTCACCTTCGCCACCACCTTCGATTTCAGCTTCTAGGTCTATTTCTTTTTGCATATTTTCAATCTCATGGTCAGTAAGATTGAGAACATTTTTTTGTACCCAATTTTTACTGAAGAATGTACCAATATAAGATTCAATACTACCCAACATATCTATTCTGTCTCTCATCAACTC